GTATCAAGAAATGGAGCCACATGAGAAGAAGGCTTTTGAACTCGGCGAGACATACAAGGACATCTGCTGTGCCAGTGCGTGGATGAGTAGTGTGCAAAAAGGCGGTGACGGCAATGAACATTAACGCAAAGAAAGCTCAGGACAAGCTGTTGCAGGAGCTGTCTGCCGCTAAGCTTGGCAAGTATGCGCAGGCGGTTGCAAAGCCTACTCTTGAGGTCCTCAAAACTTTCTGTGAGCAGAACGAGGAGTTCGCTCAGGCGGTCCTGCAGACGGACAGGACTTTCGCTGAGTGTGCGGAAAATGCTGTCAAGGGTGCAGGAAGAAGTATTTCCGATATAGAAGTATACCGCAGAGCTGTAAGCTTTTACTTCAAGGGTGCGGACGTTCATTTCAATATGACTATCGACCTGGGCGACGGCTCGGACAGCAATGAAACGGCAAAACCGTCTGTCAGCCTATCCCTTGACGGCTTGCTTGATTTCTAAGGTGACAGTATGAAAAAGACAAGAAAAGAGGCTCTTATCTACTGCTTTCCTGCGGTGGATAAAGAGCTTATGGATAAGATGAAAGGCAAGGGTGCTAAGAATTATGTGGTGTTCCTCACAAGGGGTGCTGAGCTTTTTGCACGTTGCTTTCACCGATACTCAGAGGGTGACCTTGTGGAAAGACAGCGGTATGTATTCGCCCGTGACGGATCGGTGAGATACGGCAGTGATAACGGCATTAACTGGTTGGTGCGTAATGACTTCCGTGAGCCTGTCTTTTGCAAGTGCTGTATGGGATATAACTATGATAATTCCTATTCGGTACTGAACATCAAAGCCATAGACAAGTCGGATATGCGTTACAGTCAGTATCAGCATTATCACGGCAATATGCTTGTATGTTATCTTCACGCATATTGCAAGCACCCTAATCTTGAGTATCTTATGAAACAGAACTATGACGTAACAAGCGTGAGATACACAGGTTGGTGGGGATATCAGGAAAAGTTCCTGCTCTCTCAGCGTGTGAACTGGAAAAGTAATGACCTGCTGAAAATGCTCGGACTGAACAAGACGGAGTTCAAGACACTCAAAGGCAGCGAACACCTGTG